CTATGTGAAAGTACTGATGCAGTATCTGTAAATGCAGACAACTCTGCTTATTGTTTTTCTTGTCAAAAATATATAAAGGAATACAATATGGAAACACAACCAGTAACAAATAGTAATCACGAATACGAAGTTAAAAACTTTACTAAAGAATCAGACTATGCAGAAATTATAGATAGAAATATTTCTGAACAAACTTGTAAAAAGTTTGGAGTGACTGTTAAGATGGATGATGTAGGTAATATTATTAATCATTACTATCCTTACCATGATACTCAAGGAGCAAAGATTGCAACAAAGACTAGGTATACAAAACTTAAAGAGTTTAATATTGTAGGTAATACAAAGAACTCAGGACTGTTTGGTCAACATCTTTTTTCTAAAAATAAATTTGTAATTATAACAGAGGGAGAGATAGATTGTTTATCAGCATATCAAATGATGTTGAAAGGAACATACCACACACCAGTTGTAAGTATTAAGAATGGTATTGCTTCAGCAGTTAAAGATATTAAAGCAAGTTTAGAATGGTTAGAACAATTTGAAAATGTTATTGTAAACTTTGACAATGACAAGCATGGTCTTGATGGTGCTATGAAAGTTGCAGAGTTATTTTCTCCAGGAAAATGTAGAGTGATGCATCTACCTGAAGGATTTAAAGATGCGTCTGATTGTTTAATTAAAAATAAAATACAAATCTATACTAAAACTTTTTGGGATGCTAAGAAATTTGCACCTGATGGAATTATAAATGCATCTACTTTATTAGATGATGTACTTAAACCAGTTACAAAATCATTTGTTCAATATCCTTTTGAGGGATTAAACAAAATAACTTATGGCTTAAGACCATCAGAGTTAGTGACGTTTACTGCAGGTAGTGGGTTAGGTAAGACTCAAGTAATGAGAGAAGTTATCCATCACATTTTAAAATCAACTGAAGATAAGATTGGTTTATTAATGCTAGAAGAAACACCAGTCATAACTGCAAAAGGATTGATGAGTGTTGAAGCAAATCAAAGATTACATTTACCTGATGTTCATGTAAGTAAAGAAGAAATGACAACTTACTTTGATGCAACAGTTGGTACTGGTAGAGTTTATATGTTTGACCATTTTGGTTCTAACTCTATTGACAATATAGTTTCAAGAGTTAGGTTCTTAGCTAAAGGTTTAGATTGTAAGTATATTATCATAGACCATATTAGTATTATAGTTTCAGACCAATCTCATGGAGATGAACGAAGAGCATTAGATGAGATTATGACTAGACTTAGAACACTTGTTCAAGAGACTGGAGTATCTATGATAGTGGTATCACACTTAAGAAGACCTGATGGTAAAGGACATGAAGAGGGTGCGGCAACTTCACTATCACAACTTAGAGGTTCGGCTTCTATAGGTCAGCTAAGTGACATCGTTATAGGGCTTGAGAGAGACGCACAGAACGATGATATAGAAATCCGACATACTACTAGGATAAGAGTATTAAAGAATAGATTCTCAGGTATAACTGGTCCATGTTGTGATTTAAAATATGATAGAGAAACAGGGAGATTATCTGAGGTAAAGTCAGATGACTTTTAATAAAGTAGTTTTTGATATAGAAACTACTATGACTGCCGATAAGATATGGTGTATTGTTTGTAAGCATAATGATACCTACTATCAATTCAGACAAGATAAGCTTCATAGATTTGAAGAGTTTATAAAACAAACTGATGAAGTAATAGGTCATAACATAATTGGTTTTGATATACCAGTTATAAATAAAATATTTGGTTATGATTTATTTAAACATTGTAAGATAACTGATACCTTAATTCTATCAAGACTATTATCTCCTATGATAGAGGGTGGGCATTCATTAAAAAATTGGGGATTAAAATTAGCTAAGAACAAAATAGACTTTGAACAGTTTGATTTTTTTAGTGAAGAGATGTTAACCTACTGTCGTAATGATGTAGACTTAACTCAAAAGTTATATAAATTTTTAATTAAAAGAACAGAAGATTTTGGAGAGTCTATTAAATTAGAACATGATGTTGCTAAGATTATACAGAAGCAACATGAACGTGGATTTAAAATAGATATAGTCGAAGCCAATATGTTACAAGCTAAGTTCCAAGAGGACATGAATATATTACAAAGTAAAGTAAGAGAAACATTTCCGCCTTTAAAAATAGAAACAGAATTTATTCCTAAGTCTAATAATAAAACAAGAGGATATGTAAAGGGAGTTCCTTTTATTAAAGTTAAATATAAAGAATTTAATTTAGGTTCACGTCAGCAAATAGCTGAACGTCTAGTCATGTTAGGATGGAAACCTAAAAAGAAAACAGAAAAAGGACATACTATAGTTGATGAAAAAGTATTATCAAAAATTAAAAATATTCCTGAAGCTGATTTAATTAAAAAATTTCTCACACTTCAGAAAAGAATTGCTCAAGTTAATTCTTGGATTGAAGCGACAAGAGAAGATGGAAGAGTACATGGCAAAGTAATTACCAATGGTACTATTACTGGAAGAATGAGTCATCAGTCGCCCAATATGGCTCAAGTTCCTGCTGTGTATTCTCCCTATGGTAAAGAGTGCAGAGAATTATGGGTGGTTAATAATAAATATAAATTAGTAGGTGTTGATGCTTCAGGACTTGAGTTGAGAATGTTAGCACACTACATGAATGATAAGGATTATATACATGAAATCGTTAATGGAGATATACACACTACAAATCAAATTGCTGCTGGTTTGGAATCGAGAGATGAGAGCAAAACTTTCATATATGCATTCATCTATGGAGCAGGTTCCAAAAAAATCGGAAGCATCATTGGAGGTAATGAAAGAGATGGAGATAGAGTTAAAGAAAAATTTCTTAGAGCAACGCCAAGTCTTAGACGCTTACGAGAAAAGGTGGATGGAGTTTCTAAAAAGAGATGGATTAGAGGACTCGACCAAAGAAGAATCATAATTAGGCATCCTCATGCCGCTTTAAATACCCTATTACAGGGTGCTGGAAGTTGTGTTATGAAAAAAGCGTTGACACTACTAGATAAAAATGTTATAACAAAACAAATAAAAGCATTTCCAGTTGTAAATGTACATGATGAATTTCAATACGAGGTTGAAGAAAGTAGAGCCGAAGAGTTTGGAAAGTTAGCAGTACAATCAATTATAGATGCAGGTAAACAATTAAATATAAGGTGTCCTTTAGATGGAAAATATAAAATCGGAAGTAACTGGGCAGAAACACATTAGTACATTAGCTACAGATATTAAATCTTTAATAGCTAATATCTCTGATGGTACACCTGCTAAAATAACAGAAGAAAATATGGATAAGTTCCTTGCTAATATTAAGGAATCTTTTAAGTCATGGAATACTCCTAGTAAAGAAAAAGATGGGAAGTTAAGAATGTCTGTACTAGGTAAACCTACTAGACAATTATGGTATGATAAGTATAGCCCAAAAGCAACAGCAAAATATGATACAAGTTTAAATTTAAAATTTTTATATGGTCATATACTAGAACATTTAGTTTTATACTTAGCAGAATTAGCTGGTCATAAAGTTGAGCATCAACAAAAGAAAGTGGAGATTGATAATATCAAAGGACATTTAGATGCAGTTGTAGATGGAGAAGTCTGTGATGTTAAGTCAGCTTCAGCTTTTGGATTTAAAAAATTTAAGAATGGAGAGTTAGTTGGTGATGACCCATTTGGTTATCTCGCCCAGCTATCAGGATATGAAACAGGTATGGGTACAAGTCATGGTGGTTTCTTAGTTGTTGATAAATCAACTGGAGATATATGTTTGTATAGACCTGATGAGTTAGCTAAACCCAATGTTCCTACTCTAATTAAAAAATTAAAAGAAACTTTAGAAAGTAAAATACCACCTGAGAAATGTTATTCATTAGCAGAAACAAAAGGTGGAAACAAATCATTACCTATTGGTTGTCAGTATTGTTCTCATAAATGGGAATGTCATTCAGATACTAATGATGGTAAAGGTTTAAGAGTATTTAAGTATGCTAATAAGAATGTATTCTTAGCTGAAGTTAACAAGAAACCTAACGTAGAAGAAATTACTCATAACTTTAAAGAAGAATTAAAAACTTATGGAAAGCGTGTTGATGGGAAATAAAAAATTATACCAACCCTTACCTGAAAATGAATGCATTAACCTTACCATTTCTAAAAGTAAGATACAAGGGTTAGGATTGTTTACTAAATTATTTGCACCAAAGGGTGTTAACTTTGGTGTTAGTCATTATAAAATTAAGGATGAAATAATTCGTACACCTTTAGGTGGTTTTATAAATCATTCTGATAACCCTAATTGTGAGAAAGCAAAGTCAGTAGGTACAAATTATAATACATATAATTTAATTGCTATAAGGGATATAAAAGCATGGGAAGAAATAACTCTTAAATATACTTTTTATAAATTAAAAAATGAAAATGATTTCTTAGAAAATGCTGAGAAAGAAAAAAAAGAATTAGCAGAATCTTATAGAGAATCAAGAAGGCAAACAGAAGAACGTAAACTAAAAGAAAAAACAGAATCAGAAAAATTACAAGAAGATTTAGAACCTATTGTGAATGCACCCATGATGGAAAAAGAATAATGATAATAGATAAAAGAGATTACGAAAATTTATATGATGTAATAGTAACAGAACAAGTATCATCTGATAGAATAGATACTTACTTTAAAGATAAAGGGTTTTATAAATATTGGAAGAAAAGAAATGAATACAAAAGGGATGAGTAAGATAAGAAACAAAGCTAAACATATTATGGTTGAATGGCTTAAAGGATTATTAAATCCTGATGAACAAAAGAAAGTTAATGTAAAGAATGTATTTAAATTATTACCTAATCAAACTCATTATTGGCAAGGTACAACATTACATTTACAACCATGGTCTTATAAATGGATAGTTAAAAAATTAAAAAAGAATCCTCATTGGACTATAGATGATTTAAATAATTGCTTACAACCTACAGAGAAACAATTAAGGAGACAGAAGATGATGGAGCATGGACCTTTATAATGACAAAGAATACTAAGTTTGATTTAGATTTAAAGTATGGTCAGATACGAGAGAAGAGAGTAGCTGATTTATTAATGGGAGGTAAGGTTGAGATTAAAACTGAACGTAGTTGGTGGAGAAAGACAGGTAATATTGCTATTGAATATGAATTTAGAGGTAAGCCAAGTGGTGTAGAGAAGACAGAATCTAAATGGTGGTTTCATATACTAGAACTTAATGGTAAAGAACATTGTATGTTAGTCTTCCGAGTAGCAAGATTAAAAAAGATTGTTAAGAAATATAAAAAGACACACACAAAAGAGATAGGAGATTATAGAGCATCTAAATGTGTAGTGTTACCTATTAAAGAATTATTTACTGAGGGGTGTTACGCATTATAGATATGACAAATAAAGATATGTTTAAAAGTCTAGGATATGATTCACTTGATAAGCAGGTAGATGGAAACCATTATAAAGGTATGAAGATACAACCTGCAGAATTTATTAATGAAAACAATTTATTATTTGCAGAAGGAAATGCAATTAAATATATTTGTAGACATAAGAAAAAAGGAAAAGAAAAAGATATACAAAAAGCAATACACTATTTAGAAATGATTTTGGAAAGGGATTATAA